CAACAAGGCGATCCAAAACCCAGATGCCTTCTCAATCAACACGGCATTTCAGCGCGGACTAGCCAAGGCGATCAGCTACCATGGCTTGGGGCATTACATCTATGCTGGCGAAGACCTACCTCAGAGCGATGGAGAGGCCCGTCAGGAGGAGGTAAAAGAAAAACCTAAGCCAGACCCAGTGAGGAAACAAAAGGCTCCTGCACCGGACCCCACAGCGGCTGACAAACCCATCCTTGGTAAGATGATAAACACATTTGCCTACAAAGATGGAGACCGTGAGCCTCGTGCCGTGTCTGAATGGGACACTTGGTCAGACGTTGCATGTTCTTGGATCGGCTCCGCTCGGAGCGAGGACATGTTGAAAAAATTCTACGTTGCCAATCAAGCTATGTTTGGCCTAGCGAAGACCGAAGCAACCGCTGATTACGATAAGGTAATCAATTGCATTTCAGAAAAGAAAATCAAACTTCAGAAGGAGAAGAAGTAATGGCTCAATATCCAGCATCAGGTATCCTGTTCCAGAATGACAGGAAAGAAAAGCCAACCCAGCCAGACTACACTGGCAACATAGAGCTAGAACCAGAGGTTATTCGTGATCTCATGGCGCAGCTAGATGAGGGAGTGGAGCAACCCAAAGCCAACTTGGTTGGATGGAGGAAGACAGGCAAGACTGGTCGTCCTTTCCTATCTCTAAGAGGCAGCATTATGCGGGAGCGTCAGGCAGAAGGCTCTGGGTATCAATCACAAGCCCCCGCTAACACTGCGGTTGCTGGTTTGGACGATGAAATCCCGTTTTAAAAAATGCTCATTCCGAAACATAAGAACATTCGGGATGAAGCGTACCTGAATACTTTGCGAGGGGAACCTTGCTTAGTGTGTAGGCGCGGCGCGGAAGCACACCACCTGCTTTATGTTGGGGAACATGGAACAGGTATGAGGTCGGGAGATAACTGGGCTGTGCCTCTGTGCCGCGACTGCCATTCAGAACTACACCGATACGGTGACGAGAAGACTTGGTGGGACTTGATCGGGATAGACCCTGTCAACTGGGCGAAAGTAAACTGGGATAGATACAATGGTGACAGTGACTAGAGAAATGGTTCAACAGGTTGAATGCCCCGCATGTGGTGCGAAGCCCTTACAGAGCTGTGGTCACAAAAAAGACAAGACAAAGAGCCATGTTGACAGACTGCAGGCCGCTCAGTTGCACTTTAATAATGATGATGTGGCACCCGATAAAAGATACACGGGAAGAAAAGTTTTTCATAGGAGTGAGAGATGACATCTCCAAATCTAAGAAAGTTGAATGAACATTGTCGAAAATGTGGAGCTGTAGGTGGAGAATACTGCAAGCACTGCAGTGGCAAAAAGAGAGAAGTAAAACCAGAAGAGCTTATGTTTTTTAATCCTATAAACTTTTTAAGGGAGGACGAAGATGAGTAGCATTAAAGACGCAGCCATAGGCTTTGAGGCGGTGAAGGTGTCGATGTCTCAGGACAAGAACGGCATCATGCTGCGCCTCAATGTGCATCCAAATGATTGCCCTCAAGAACTTCACACTGACTGGGTCGGCACTAGGTACATGGTCGCCATGGTGAGGCTAAACGATCAGGACGAACCTGAGCCTCGTGAGGAAGCTGTGAATGTTGAGAGGTTGATTGCATCGGCAGGTTTGCTGTGCCGCAACGATGACTTCCATGACTACCTGTACAGCATGGGCATGACTGAGAAGACAGATGTGTTTAATCAAGAGAAAGAAGCAGTTAGTGCCGTCAGAACCCATTGCGGCATTAAGTCGAGATCGGAGTTTAGGGATAACCCTGATGCAATAAACAAGTTTGAAGAATTAAGAGAGGGGTTCAAAGAATGGAAGAAAAACTAATGAAGGTAAGCGAGATAGCAAAGATGCTATCGATGAGCTTACGGTCTACCTACAGGTTCATAAGCAAAACAGAAGACTTCCCAGAAGGAATTAACTTGGGCGTCAGAATGAAACGGTGGAAGAGAAGTGAAATCTTGGAATGGATAGAAAAGAAAAGTGACGGAGAATCATGAAGGTTCGCTTGTCTCCTAGAGAAATATCTATTTGCAAACAAGCCGCTACGTTTCGTTGGCAGTTGGCGAGAGCCTCTGGAGTTGTCAATCAAAGAAGAGATCAGGGGAGAAACGATAATGATCTTGATCTTATAGGCATCAAGGCAGAGCTTAGTGTGGCAAAGGTATTCGACATAGATCACAATCCCTTTCAGCTTGGCGTTGATAGCGGTGAGGATATGTGGCTCGGTGATATATCTATAGATGTTAAGTCTACATTCTATCCAGATGGTCGCCTCCTCTTCAAAGACATTAATGCCTTCAAAGCAAACTGCGCAGTCCTTGTGTGCCAAGAAGATGAAGATACTTACAATGTATCAGGGTACTGCTCTAGGGACAGGTTCAAGAAAGACAGCAGACAAATGGACTTAGGCCACGGAATGGGATCAGTTATGGATCAGATTGATCTAAGCCCATTAGAAAAGCTATGGTTATACTCCACCCAGAGAAGGCTACAAAAGTTCAATTGAACTATCTGTAGTCCTTCATCATCATATTGCCACGGGCATACAGCATCTGCTTTTGCTCATCCAGTCTCTCAAGTATTAACTTCCTCTGACTGTCTGGTATGTTGACGTTGTCACGAACAATGTTCTGCTGCCTAGAAATCTTCCTTATGGCATTGTTAATAGCCTTCACACGAGGCAACAAGGCGATCTCATCAGAGTATTTTTCCCTTGCCCTCATGAACCTGTCTCGATCACCAGCATCTTGAGCTGCCTTGATCTCTTGACCAACACGAAGAACCCGGTCACGCTTCTCAACGAAGATACCAATGTCTTCTCTTTCAGACACGCTGCCGATTATCTTTCTGATGAAAGGGATTTCGCTGACTAAGTCTTCAGTCAAGCCATCGTTGTATGCAGAGACTGGTACATCAACTGCTGCTCTCTGAACAAACCTACCTATACCACCAGTCAAATAATCGAACCAGTAATCCATGATCTCTGGGTTCCAATCAATGAAACCTGACATCTGGTTTGTGCCGCCAGTAAGAGAGTTCAAATTCTCGGCAATCCATTTCGAGGATGGACTTACGCTATTGAAGTAACGCTGACTGTCGGGTGATTGATCACCGGGATACTGTTCTTTGTATATTGGAATGCCTGCAAAGTTTTCATTCCTTGTTATCTCTACGAATGGATCAAGAGCCGTTGGCGCACCAAAGTTCAGCAGGTTCTCGGTGCCACCTAGTGGATTGAGGGAATCGACAAGGGTCATGATAGCAGATGTGGCACCCTCTGAGGCTGAGTACTCACCTCGTAGTGTTCTGCCAAGTGCGCGGCCAGCATTCACTGCTGAGTTCAAACCATACGGCATTGGTATGGCGATGTAACCGCGATCCGTCAGGCCACCCGTTGCTAAAACAAGATTATGTTCAAGAATATAATCTGGTATCTTGTCGTATACTAGAACCTCATCATCGTCCTCTTCAGAGATCAAAGAGTTTATAAAGTCTTGCATCAATCCATAAGCGATCAACCCGCCCCAAATCTTTCTAACTTTTGGAGATCGAAGTAGACCATTGAAAAGTGCAAATGAACCCTGAATGGATGCGTTATAGAATAGGTAAAAAGAGTTCATGGCGGTTTTGTTTTCACCGCCCTTACCGAAGTTCACCGTCACATTTCTAGCAGCCTGTGCGGCTCTCTCGTTGGTGAAGCCCTTATCCTTGAGGCCTTTGTAGACAGCTACACGGATGGCATTCTCAGCAACCGTGTTGTAGTCTTCTAAAAATCTAAACAGAGAGCCGACCTTTTCACCAGCAAAGCTGTTCTTCATCTTATTGAACTTGCCACGAGCGCCATCTTCAGCGATGTCACCAAGAACATTTTCTATGTTTGCTATTTGATCTGCAACACTGTTCATTGGGTTGGCAGAGTTTTGACCACCATCACGAACAAAGTCTGCGTATATCTTGGCCCACTCGCTGTCCTTGTCACCATCTCTTATGGCTCTCTTGATGCCCGCAAAGGCTTTGGTATAGTCCTTAGCCATACTTTTAACCATGCCCTTGGCATCGAACTGCTGGACGTTAACTCCAGCGGTTTGAATGTCTCGGATTATGTTGGTTATTAGGAACTCTGGGTTATAGGACGTATTGATAGAGGATAGGTAGCGGTTCATCTTGCCTAACGCTCGTGTCATTGAAGCGAGAGAGCTTGATCCAGTGCCATCAGAACCCTTCAAAGCCCTAGCTATACGGGCATCGTTCAACTCTACATAGACATCTTTACCGTCTACCTTGGCGACGAAGATGTTTTCGTCCTGAGCGGCAAGAGGATCACGAACTCTTACTACGTTTCCGTATTCATCTTTAGTTCTCATAGTCGGCAGGCGATCTAAGATGCGCCCGAACCCGCGAGTTTTTTCTGGCTCTGCCTGAAGCAGCTTGATGAATGCCTGACCTACTCGGTTCCTCTCACCCCGAACAACGGTGTTTTGGTTCTGATTAAACACTGTAGCAAGTATGTCTCTTGCATAGTCGAACCGACCAAGAGCGCGACGATCCTCTCTTCCTCTAGCGCCAAAGCCTTTAGCGCCAAGCCTAGCGCCAGAACCAACTTCCCCATCCGTAGGATCATCCTTGCCTTGCAGTGGGACATATGAGTTGAAGTTCTTATCCTCACGAAGCTCTTCCGGGGTGAGTCCGTAGTTGGCACGACTATCGTTTGTGTCCTTAATAATAGCCCTAACTGAAGACTGAATGCCTTGAAGTGCCGAAATACTAGGGGCGTCAAGGGTTGCTACCCATGCTAAGATTGCATCAGCTTCGCCATCAGTCATGCCCGACCCAGAATTATTCTTTGGGTCTCCCTTACGAATGTATGCGTTGCGCTCCTTGGCGTGAGTTGCGTAAAGAACCGCATCAGCGATAGCGAGTTTCTTACTTGGATAGTTTTCAAGAACTTTACTGAAGAAGGACGACAGCGTTTTAAGCTCATTGACCTTAGAAGCAGGCACGTTGAGAACTTTAACAGCATCAACCGCGTCTTTGTATATGGTTTTCTGGCGAGTATCTACCTCGGCACCAACACGACCATGGTATAGTTCTTCCTGTAAGTAGGCGTCGAAGGCATCAGTTATCTTGGCACCTGCCTTCTTCAGCTCCTGTATCATCCTACCTACAGGGAGCATGTCATCTTGGAACTTGCGGATCACCGCATCGGCAGCGTCTTGAGCCTTGTCCTTTGGCAGAACAAATCCCAATCCCTTGCCTAAGAAATCAGCAGCCTTAGCGTAGTTTAAGTTGTACTGCTTTTCTTGTACGTCTTCAGAAAGCGTACTGTACATGATCGACTGACGAACAACTGGAGAAGTCTTACGCGCTTTCTTCTCCAAGATGGGAAAGAAAGTCTTTATGTAGAATACATCTTTAGCTGGAGCGTTGGGCAGATCACGACCTGACTCCAAGACAAGTCGCATAGGTGGCGCACTGAACGCTATGTTGTTACGCCACTCAAGCACTATACCGTTCTGACTTGGGTATGAGATCACAGCGGGACCATCGTCATATCCTTGATCCTGCCAGCGACGAAGCATGTCATAGATAGCATTCTCAACACGCTTGTACTTGGAATTCTCGACAAGCTCCTTGTCATGGTTGCGTTGCTGTATGTGGAACAGACCCTGACCAACTTCCACACCACTCTCATATGTACGGTGCGAACCCTTGGGCAAAACTATCGGACGCAGCCTGCCGCGATCCATGAAGTATCCATACACAGGATTAGAAGAACCATCTTTTAGATTTACTGGCGCACGAACCGGGACCAAGGCATCAGCCGTGATCATGCGTGAGAACCTCTGAGGCGGCAGCTCAGGGTCTACTTCGAGACCAGACATGTCCGCATTAGTCTCTGATAGTTCCTGCTGTGTGAGCTGCTCCTGCGCAGCCATTGAGCTGTCGAGTATTGTTAGCTCTCTTGGGGAGAAGAAGTTCCCTTCGATTGGCCCTCTTTGTATCTGATCAATCTCTCTGCCAATTTCAGCATCTCTCTTGAGCTGAGATTTGACACTACTGAGCCTTCCTCGCTCTGAGTCGGGGAGTGTGGCTTTGATTTTGTCATCTGATACACCTTTGTTTTCTAGTATTGCTATCGCACCATCGGCGTAGTCGTTGTCATCACCACGACCTTTACGCACACCACCCGCCTCAAAGATACGCTTCTCAGCGTACCACATCAGAGCTTGGAAGTCGGCGTTGGTTATGTCGAGAGCAAGCTCATTGCTGTTACGAAGTATTTCGCGAGCGCGTACAGCGGTTGCTCGCATTGATGCGCGTTCTGTTGCGTTGCGTGGGTCTTCTTGAAGCTCTGGCTTCAACTTAGCGGCTAAGTTCTTAGCAGCCAGTGATAGATCAGTGGACGATGGCCTTGCTTCTTGAGCCAGCTTCTTCACTTTGGCGGCATCTTTACCAGTTACTGTGCCAGTGCGGGTCACAACGAAATCGTACTGATCTGACAGGCTTTCTAGCTTGTCGTTGAATGCCTTGTTGTAGAAATTCTTATCCCAGATTTTCTGAACCTGTGGCGCTATAAGTTCAATGTCACTTTTCTCAATGGTGCTGATGTCAAGTGACTCTACGGTATCTACAA